GCAATCTTGAAACATGAGCAAGTACAGCTTCCTTCTTCAGTCTGAAGAAACTGAATACTTTGAATTGCTGCCAACACTGCGCCTGAAAAAGCATGGCGGCTGGCTGGTTGCTGAGTCGATTGAACAAGAGGAAATCTCTCGCAACCAAAGCCAGGCAACAATTCGTGCAGTGCAGCTTGCAAAGCGCATTGCAAAGGACAAGGACATTTCTCTGGAGGAAGCCTTCAACGCCCTCCAGGGAGCAGGAGACTTGTCTGAGATGGACTTGCTGAGCGATTACACCGAAGATGCATTGAGCATGCTTGCTGGGGGTAACTCTGCAGAGCTTGGCAATGCCAAGCTCGTGACTACTTTCATTCGCACTCGTGGTGAAGGCTTGGTTGATGGTGAGTGGCAGTCCGTTGAAGACTGGTCGCTAGAGGACACCAAAGGAATGGGTCGTCAACTCGTAGCCAAAGTGCTTGAATTCGTTATGGACGAGCAGAAGGCGGAGTCCGGCGAGGAGGCTGAGGGAAAAAAACAGCCGAGCCGGAAGAAGACTCCGGCGTCAGAGGAATAGAGAAGAGGGCTAGGCGAAATCTCCAGAACTTAACTGACTGGAATCAGTTGTATTTTCGCATTAGTGCATCGGACTTGCGTGATCCTCGCTGGGATCACGCACAGTTTGGCAAGCAGAAAGTTAGTGATGTTGTCGCGGCCATTAAGTTCTTGGAGAAGCATGACATCACTAAATACAATGTGCAGAGTATTGCAACTGCAAAATTAGGCACTGTTGTTGTGCAAGGGCTCGCTGGCAAGAAGGCCAGCGTCACTGCTGATGATTTCCTGCCATTTGATACGCGCAAGATCAAGAAAGATACGGGAGTGTCGGAGAAGAGCCTGCAAGTGTTGAAACGCCTAATGAAGAGCACTCGATTGGATGCACGTTTGATCAGCACATTGGCATCAGAGATTAAGATGGCCTCAATGCGAGAAGAGGAATAGCGCTAAACTATTGAGTGAATTGTTGGTCCTGTGGTGAAGAATGGCCGCTGAGCTTAGGCTAAATGTTGCGCTTGATCTCCAGTATTTCAAGCGCCAGCTTCCGAAGCTCAGTCAAGCTGCTGCAGGCTTTCAACTGCCCATTCAGATTAAGTTTGACGGCAGGCAGGTACGCCGTGAATTAAACAAGCTTACTGGCAGACGTGAATTTCGTATCAATCTCAATGATACGTCGATCAAGAGTGCAATTGATAATGTCAAAACTCTCAAGAGAGAGTTAGAAGGGCTAGAGAGAAAGTCTCGACAGGCGACTGCCTCTAGCACTCCAATTGGCACAAGCCGACTTTCTAAGACTGAGGGGCAAGGCGGGTTTAAGGCTGCCGAGATTCAAGCGCTGTATCGGCAAGCCGCTGCTCAAGGGATAGAGGGATTTCAAGCAGGGATAAAGATCAATCGACCCAATGCTGTAAGGGAATTAGCCAAGCTGTCTGCAGAGGCTATCAAGGGACTAATTGCCGGATTGAAGAAAGGGCAGGGTCAAGTCGGATCAGCGTCAGAGAAGCTTGCTGTCGAGCTGATCGACACTATGGAGGCTCGACTTGAGATTAGCTCTCCGTCGAGAAGGTTGATGAGGATGGGCCGCCAGGCGGCCAAGGGCTTTGAGGTGGGGATGAGCAATGGCCTGAAGCGGGCTAAAGGCACCATCCTTGCTCAATTGCAGGCAATGCTGATTGCCATGCAGGCAGAAGTGAGAGGTTTTGGTCAGCAAGGCGGCTTTGCTCAAATTGGCGCAGCATCGCGGGGTGCCATGGGCGCTCCTGGGCGCATGCTTACCAGCAGTTCGGGGCGACCACGCTTCAGAAGCCCGTCTGTATCAGGCCCCTTGGGGGTGAGTAGCGCTCTGACTGGTCCCAGTTTGTATGGGCAAGGAAGGCTTGCGTTACCTGCTGCAGGTCAAAGCACTGCTTCGCTAGCGCAAGCCTCTAAGGAAGCAGCGGCAAAGGTGAGGGCGTATGGCCGTTCTGCAGAGCGAGCTGCTGCTGTCTTGGGAGAGAATGACCGAGTTACGGGGTCTGGCTATCGAGGACTTCCCTCAAGAAGCACAGGCAGTGCTTTGGCATTGAGCAGTAGAGGGGCAGGTGCAAGTGGAGGAGGAGGTCGATTTGGTGGCGGTTTTGCGCGTGGGGCTGGTGATGTATTCAACAATATGTCAGCAGGCCCTATCGCCTCGGTTGCTAAAGAACTTAAGTATGCAACCTCGCAGGTGCTGTTGTTTGGTACGGCGTATAAAGCTCTAGCAGCAGCGACGGCATTGCCTGGCAACATCGCGAAGGCTACTGCCAATCTGCAAGCCTTTAACAATCAGATGGAAGCTGTGACTGGCGGTGGTGAGGTCATGGCCAACAGCATGAGGCTGATTGAAGAGACTGTTGCTCGCTTCAACATCCCAGTGCAATCAGCGCGTGATGGCTTTGTCAAGTTGTACGCATCAATGCAGCCTGCTGGTATTGACTTAAGCACAATTAACAGTGTTTTCACTGGACTTTCTGCTGCTGCGTCAACATTTGGCATGAGCGCAGATCAAGTTGATCGCATGACCTATGCCCTTGCCCAGATGGCGAGTAAAGGGCAAATCATGACGGAAGAATTGAAGGGTCAGTTAGGCGATGTTTTCCCTCAAGCTGTCAGCTTGTTTGCACGAGCCGCTGGGTTCCTGGATGACACGATGGACGAGCAGGCCAAGAGTAAAGGCTTGGCATCCTTCCTGAAAGCATTAGAGGATGGCGCCTTAAAGGGCGAGGCAATGAGTGCTGTCCTCGGCAATGTTGGAAAACTGTTGAATACAGACTTTGGTCCCAGTGCAGATAAGGCTGCTAATTCGTTCCAAAATCAGATTAACAAGCTGAACAATGCATTAACGACGTTCTACGAAAGCTTCGCGCCTGCTGCGGGAGCTTTCTTGGGAGAATTTGTTGATCCCATTGTTAGTGCATTGAGCACTGTTGGGGAAGCAGTGAAGCTTGCTTTTTCTGATGAGCCGCTAGGTGGTAATCAGTTAGCAGAATATCTCCGCAATGAGTTATTTCCTCAACTTGTCAGCATCAAAGACGCTATTTTGGCAGGTGCTCAAACTTTTGCTCAGTTCGGTCAAGCTGCCTCTGTAGTCTTGCGTCCTTTGGCGCAGTTGGTATTAGGAAATCAACAGTTCGTCAATATCGTTACAAGAGCGGCAGTTGTCGGAGCAGTTCTTAAAGCTACGCTGGTTGCCATTCGAGTGACTGGGATTATTCCTCTCATTCGGAACATCATTCGGTATAACCAAGTCTTCCGTGTATTCATCGCCCAGACAGCGTCTGGAGCCCAAGGGATGACAGCGATGCGTGCTGCTGCGGTGCAGGCTGGGATGGGCATGCGTCAAGCTGCTGTTGGCGTGAGGGTTTTGGCCACTGCAATTCGGACTACGTTGGTTGCGTCTGCAATCGGCATTGCCCTGATTGCAATTGGTGCATTGATTGAGAAGATCATGCAGCTTAAAGCGACTGCTGACAGTATTGAAAGTCAGAGAGGAGGCGCTGGCGCAAGAATTCGCAAGGCTGCGGAGATGGGTGGATCAGAAGCCATGCAGACTGAACAGGCTCGCGTTGGCGGTGAAATAGCAAGTAGACAGCAAAGTATTGCGATTCTTGAGCGCGTCAAGGCCGGTAAAACTATCACAGCCAAAGAACAAGCTCAGTTAAAACGGACAGGAAGCCTTCCTAGCGGCTTGTCGGAAACTGAAGGAGGTGGGTTTACGGCTAAAACGATCAGCATGGGAACCAAAGGAACAGGCCCTCAGGAAAGGATTAGGGGTGATGTAAGGGAGGTTTTAGAAAATAACAGAAAGTCACTTGCTGCGTTCACTGAAGGCATGGACCAGCAAACCATTGCTGCAGCCAAGAATGCAGCAGTGGTAGATAAGCGCTTCAAAGATCAGTCTCAATTGTCTTTGGATGGGCTTGATTTGACAGGAGGTGACGGCAAAGGCGGTAAAGGCGGCAAAGGCGGCAAAGGTAGGGAAGACTTGTCCCCAGAGATGGTGGCAATCAGGGAAAGGCTTCGTGAAATTAACAGGGGCCTGCTTATGGATCAGCAAGGCGTCAATGAATTCATGCAGATTGAAGCCGAACTTGCCCTTGAGATACAACGAATCAAAGAGAGTGATCAAGGCACTGCCGAGAAAATCCAAGACATCGAAGATGCTCGACTTGAAGCGACGAAGAAAAAGGCCGATGTGACCAAAAGGGAAATGGAG